GTACAATACTCCAGCAGTCATTTCAGAAACTAAATGTTATGAAATAAATTCTGACGCTGTGTTGTTACATCTCGGTGGTGACGGATTCTTCAAATATTCTCCTGAAAAGTACGAAAAAGTTCTAGATTATAGATATCGAGCTGAGCAAGAAATTAGAGAAAATAAGCTCACCGGGTGCTATCATAATCTATTGGTATTTTCAGGGTTTGGTGGAGGCGCTTTAATGGTTGCACCGTATCTGAAGGGATATGCTGGTTTGGTAAATAGCTACAGTGTTGTTGCAGGACGACAACTGTTACCAAAACCGAAAACGGTAGATGTTACAACCTTAAAACCATTGTACGAATTATTTATGTGTGAACACTTTCAGTCTGGTCCATTAGTTCCGATGTCATTTAATGAATGGAACAAGGAGTTTCCCGGTGGTAGAAGAAAACAACAGTTGCGAGCTAGGGAGCGATCTCTACCTATCAAGACTACCATATCGGCTTTCGTTAAAAATGAGTTAACACCTCTTTCGACGGTCGTGAAGGGAAAGGAATTCCGGTGTGTTTCGAGCTACGAACATAGTTTGAATATAATCACTGGGCCTTACTGGAAGAGTATTTCTAAATATGTATCTCATACTTTAGATCTTAATTCAGACTTTACATACGGATGTAAACTCACAGGAGAAGAAGCGGGTCTCTGGATGGAGCAAGCTATTTCAGACGGATATGTTTACTTTTATAAAGGTGACTATTCGCGCTGGGATGGCAGACATCATACTATGATTCTGGAACTCGTGATCGACCTAATCCATAAGTGGTTTAGAATCCCGTCTGAAGTTAGGAAATGGGATAAGGAACAAATAAGAAAGAAAGGCATTTTCAAGTATTTATCACGGGAAGTGGGTACTTGGCTTTTTCTTGAAAAAGGAACAACTCCGAGTGGAGCACAGTGGACGAGCACAGTAAATAGCCTGTCAGGACTGATGATAATCTTCGCATATACTAAAATACATGATAAGGTATGGAGAGTTATGCAAAATGGGGATGACTTGGTCTTTGCTTCAAAATCTAAGGAGGATATTGGACATCTTTGTGAATGGATTGCCCGAACAACTGGAATGGTGCTAGAAGGGGAAGAATGTACGAAATATAATTTTACGTTTTGCTCCAAACTTTTCTGGGAATTCGAAGACAAAATAGTTTTGTCTGCCTTGCCTGGTAGACAACTCGCTAAATTCGG